ACATTGAGACGCTTGCAGAAGCAGTAATGAAAACCGCTCCAAACAGAAATATAGAGGATTTGGAGTGATGAATCAGGAATATACCGGCACCATTATCGGAGAGACAATTTGATTATTTTTGTAAAGCGTTAAACTCATGGTTTTCTGTTGCGGAAGGTGGTAAGAGAGGCGGTAAGAACGTTCTTTCAACCCTTATATTCTGCAGTATGCTTGAACACCATAAGAATAAAATACATCTTATTGCAGGAGTTTCAATGGCAACTGCCAAGCTTAATATACTTGACTGCGACGGTTACGGTCTTCTTAACTACTTTGAAGGAAGATATCGTGAAGGCAAGTATAAAGACCGAGACTGTGTATATGTCAAGACCAAGACTGGAGAAAAGATAGTATTAATCTCCGGAGGAGGAAAAGACGGAGATGAGAAACTGATTAAAGGAAATACCTACGGAATGGCATATGTGACAGAAGCAAACGAATGTCATCCTAAGTTCCTGAAAGAAGTGTTTGACAGAACATTAAGCTCATCAGACAGAAAAGTATTTCATGATCTTAATCCTAAAGAACCGGAGCATTGGTATTACACAGATATCCTAGCTTATCATGAAAAAATGCAGGCAGCAGATAAGTCTTATGGTTACAATTACGGCCATTTTACTATTGTCGACAATATGGCGCTATCATCCGAACACATAAGGAAAGTGTTAAAAACCTATCAGAAAGGTACGGTCTGGTATGACAGGGATATAAAAGGCCTGAGAAGCGTTGCAGAAGGTCTTATATTCCGTTATTACGCAGAAAATGAAGAACAATATCTGTATGACGAAAAAGGGCAGCAGCAGTTCAGCAAGATAGTAATGGGTGTGGATTT